GCTTGTGCTACGGAACCGCCAAACCGTGCGAAATGATAGTAACCGATAGCGTTTGAGGTTTGCACTTGTTGCGATGCAACTGGGCTGAGCCATCCGCTACCCTCGCTGATTTTGATAATTGTGTCGCGTGTTCCTGCTTGCTCACAAATTCCGCTGAGGTCGCCTGGCTGATATGCGCTAACGTCCAAAAAATATTTATTTGTACGTTGCGACGTGGTTTGCGTCAAGCCCTTGCGCCTAAAGGCTGTAGGGTAAGTTGCGTCATACGGCAATTGTACGATATTGTACACGCCGTTCGGTCCGCCTTGATTCTGTCCGAAAAAGTTTCCGTAGCCGTTCCCTGCGTCTGAGTCAAAAATGGCAACATGGCTCACGGGCGTTGCTGGTGCTACTTGAAAAATAGCGATGTCGCCTGGTTGCATAACTTCCACTTCATCAAAATTGTCAAGCATTCCGTTTTCATGGCGTTGTTCCCAAATGTCCTTGGCGTAACCTGACGCGGTACAGTTTGCATACGGTACGCCAAGGTACTGGCAATAGTCCGCGTAGCCATCCCAGCACTGGTACCTATACCATCCGTCAACGTCAACGCCCACGGACATATGAGAATTTTTATAATCTTGGTAACTCATTTATTTTCCTCCTTTGTCTAGTTTGTTCTCATAGCGTTCGATTTCAGCTTGGATTTTAGCCTGCAAGAATTTTGGTGTAATAACGCCCATGACACCTAAATTCTCAACAATACTTAAAGCGTAATTAAGCAAGCTATAAATAACAAGCGTAACGCCAAGCGTCGTCATGTCGAAGTCAATTGCTAGACCATAAGCAAAGACATAAACGAGCAAAGTTGTCAAGTGTTTAAGTAAGCCTTTAACACCGACAGCGCTGTCAGTTACTTTCCACACATAGCTTTTAGCGTAACCTGTTGCAATGTCGAACGCTATTACAATTGTAAGTAATACAGTCCAGTCGCTTTGAGCTGCTTTTAGCAAAGCGCTATAAAGTTGATGTTCTACCATGTTTCTCACCCCCTTTCAATGTTTAAAGAATTTTAGATATAAGTGTGAGCATGTAATTTTTAGCCTCAGCGTTTTCATACCAAATGCAATTTTTTAAATAGCATTGTCGCAACGTCCACGCGAGGTCTGAAGACCTGTCCATATAAATGAGACCGTTTTCAGATTCCGCAGGGTCTACGCTGTAAATGTTGCGGTGTTTGTCATAGCCTACTTTGACGTAAACAAGACCATTACAGCTGTAACAAGAGAGCGTGATTCCATCTATATAAAGCGAATAGAGATACGTCTTGTCGCCTTTTAGCTTCCCTATATTTTTACCTCTATCGACTTGAAATTTATTATTTGCTACGCTGTCATAAATTTTTGAGTCTTTGATTAGGTGATAAATGTCATCATCCGAGCTTCCGTCAAAGGGTTGATTAGGTGGAAACTCAATCAAGATGCGTCGGTCTTTTAGATTGTAAAAGCGTCGGTCTGTGTTTTCGTAAAATTTAAAGTAAGCGAAGTATGGATTATTAATATTCGCGGCATTGCTTAAAAGATAAACGTGGCAATTTTTCCGCTGACGAAAGACCGAGATAAGCAAATTCAGGAAAGCTTCTACTTCGTTTTTTAGGTAGCGTTTGTTAGAGCTTGTGTCGATAAGTACTTCGTCGAACATGATAAAGAAGACGTTATCGTATTCCGACCCCTTGAGGTTTACCCACGTTGAGAGAGATTTTAAGTAAATGACTACGCGTCCATTTAGCATTATTTTACCGCTTGTTATAATAAACTCGCCTTCCTCGTAGCCTTCAAGCGTACTCGTAAAAGAGATTTTAGTCTGTGTTCGTGATACGTTCACTTCTGCTTCTTCATAGTCGGGGAAAATTTGTTCTAACATAATCCGCGGGAAAAAGCTTTCCTTGTCAATTCCGTCTAATTCGGTTTTATTACGTCGCAGATAGAGGCTTTGTTTACCATTTTTTACAAATTGTTGTAACAGGTATTTTTTCATAGCGAAAGTTTTCCCGATGTCTCGCCCACCTATGACAAAATTTAAGAATTGATTATACGAGAGCATTTTCTGGGGGTTATACCATTCCTTTTTATGTTGTTCCATCCATTGTTACACCTCCTTAATCAAAATTTCGGTAACTGTCGAGGACTGCTTGATCATCTGCGCGGTTAGGATTTGGCGTGTAAATGTCGAACGGCTTAGGCTTAGTATAATCTAAATATTTAGCCTCCCATATTCGCACGCCTGACGCTAAGATATTTTTGATCATTGCGAGATCGCTTTGCGGTGCTTCTAGTCCGCTCACGTCTGCGCTTGTTAATTTGATATAGTTAAACGCTTGACGGTTGTAAGCATATTTCAAAACGTCATTCGATTCCGTTTGATAGATATAGCCGTACAAGTGCATATATGTAAGCACTGTCTTAAGTTGTTCAGGGTATGGAAAACGGATGCGAATAAATAAACCTTGTTGATAATTAGATGTTTGGAAACTAATGTCGTTACCCATCTGTTGGATGCTATCAGGTTGATTTTGTAAGTCTGTCATCGTTGCGTTAAACGCGCGGATTTGTTGGTCAATGGCTGTTTTTGCTTGCAAGTTTGCAAGCGCTGTGCTTTGACTTCTTAATTCATTTTCATCTTGCGCGAATGAGCGGTTAACTTTAGCGTTTGTCACATCCATCAGCGATTGTTGTACGTTGTAATATCCGTTCATACCTGCTTTAGCTGTGTTGCCCGCAGTTGACATAAATTTACCAAGATACGTCTCATCTTTTTTAAGCGGACTGAAAATGTCTAAAGCATTTGTAGCCACGTCCACGGTAGCCATTACACCAGCTTTTCCACGTTTAAAGACACTCTGATCCACTGCGAAATTAGCGCCATAAATATTTTTGTCGTTTGCAAATGATGTTTGACGGTTGTTCATGTCCGCTTGTTGTCGTTGTAAGCTTGCGTTTTCATTAAAGCTCGCTTGTTGCGCTTTAATTTGTGCCGCGTGTCCTTGTATGTAAGTCGCTGTGGCGTCATCCAAAATTGTAAGGTTTTTACCTGTCGTGTCAAAAATTCCGTATTGCATAATATCCCACTTGGATATTATGTTTTCGTCAGCTTTTGCCTTGATTTTAAAGGTTTTGTTATTCTGGTCAACGATGTTATGTGTATGACCGTATCCGACCAAGCCTGCAAAATTGTAATTCTGATCTCCTACTGAGCCTAAAAGCATAATGGCTGATTTATTGTAGTACTTACCGTCTTCGGTTTGCAAGTTGTTCAACAATTCAAGCTGATAAGCGTACGTGTTTCCGTAATAATCGTAGAGTTCCACGTCAATAAGTTCGGAAATAAGTAAAAGCTGATTAGCTAACGGAACAAAACGCTCACCAAGATTGTCTTTAATGTAAGATTTTAGACGTTTTAAAATTTTAGGCTTAAGCTCGTCAATCTCGATAAACTTAGGCGAGGCTTTTGGATGTTCGACAATTTTAACAATATAAGCCGCACTATTTGCACCGCCTGATCCGTCACCGCCTGACGCGTCGCCTACAACGTCAGGATTAATTTTTCCACCTGCTAAAACGTCTGGCGGAATACAAATGCTAGACAATGCGTCAGCGTGGACGTGTGTGACGACGTGGTCGAGCGTGTAACCGTTGTTACCGTAGTTTTGTTCTACGGTGTGTAAGCTGTGTCCATCGTAACTAATACAAATACCTGTGTGTCCTGCTCCACCTGTTACTGTCGGCCCGTAGTTTGGTTTATAGTTAATCATACAGCCTGCAGCATTTTTAAAATCTTCCTCGGATGGGTTGAACTTCACGCCCCATCCGCATGATTTCCAATCGTAGGCGCTACCGATGGCGTAGGCGTTGTAGGTGTCACCGATTTGTTTGTACAAATTCCCAACACCTGCACCGAGTCCAGGCGCATCAACGCCCAACTCGCGGAAGCATTGACAATAATAAGACGAGAGGGCGTAACATTGCCCGTTACCCACACTTTTATTAGCCATGGCTTTTACTTTTGCGATTACTTTTTCAGTAACTTCCGCAGGCTTTGGCGCTGATGTTGTCTTATTGTCCGCGTTTTTTCCTGCGTTGGCGTTATTGCCTGCGTCGTTAATAACTGCTTTGACAATTGGAACGAAACTTTCCGCATACGCTCGACGCTTGTCCGCGACTGGAATCCCTGCGCGCTCCCAACGTGTTACGAATACGTCGGAAAGATTTCCTGCGCTGTCGTTCCCTGAAAGTACAGCTTTAGCTGTTTCAGATTCGCCAGGCTCGTTTAATAGCCATCCCACTTGCGCTTCAATTGTATGTTCTGAAATGCCTTTTGAGTGAGCGTAATTTCTTAAGCCTTGCGCACGTGTGCTCGTCCACTGCCAAAGTCCGAGACCTGCGGCAACATCGATAGTATAATCCATCGAGCTTTCTTGTTTTGCGTTTCCAAGGAGTGCCGCGATACCGTTCACGGTTGCAGGCGGATAATTTGCTTTAATAGTTTTCGCGATGCGTTCAGCAATTTCTTTTTCCGAGCCTGTTGGGCCTCCGACGGTTACTAAATCGCCCGAACCTCCAGACGGTGCGGCACTTGATTGATGCCCAACACCGACAACATTAAAAATATCGCCATCAGCTTTTTTAATTTTTACTACGCTTCCGTCATAGTCGTAGTCAATTCCGAGGTAGCGTGAGTAATACATATTTACAATATTATTAGTCGCAATGTGTTGAGCGTCTGCAGTGTTGTCTTTTGTCGGACTAATATGCTTACCACCGACGGTAATACCGAAACACTCTAGTAAAATTGTGACAATTGGCTTCGGTGGATATGTCTGACCGTCAAGCTCGAATTGTTTTGTCATTTTTCCCGCAATTTCAACAGGTACAAAATAGTATTTAAGACTCTTTTGCGTTCCAGAAAATGACATGTCTGAAGCTGGTGTTCCAGCTTCACCCTTGAATTTAAACTCAGGCTTAGCAACAATAACGAGCCAATCGACGAGATTCGCGCCTACGTCGTAAATTTCTTCAGTTGCTTTTGATCCGACGTTAAAGCCTTGCGTGTTCGTGTGTCGTGCTCTAAAGTTTTTATCGTCGCTCGGTAAATAAGGTAAATACTGCGCAATGGTTCCACTCACTTGCGTATTTTTATTAAAAAGCATTGGCTGATATGTGTTCCATATATCCAACTCATAAATAATTTTTGTCGTGTTTTCGTTAATATACGCTATGTCATATACGAAAGCGTAATATTCCTTACCTGCATTTTTAAAAAACATGTAAGTCGCGGTCTCAAATTGTTCCTGACGTCCGCTGACATAGATTTCACCAGTTCTCGAAATAAATTGAAAATTATCTGATTCGTAGATTTTCTTTAGATGTGGTGAGTCGGTGTCGAAATATTTTTGCATCTCGTCGCGGTTGTTAAAATGAATGACGTTCGCGTAATCGCTTCGAAATGGCGACTTTGAATAAAGCTTAATTTTTGTTGTTTCTTTTACCAACGTTTTAAAGTCCTTTCTAAACACTAAATAAAATAGTGTTAGCTTTTTAACTAACACTATTATATCATACTTTGTACTATTGCGCTAGTACAAGTGCCTCTTTTTAGTTGCCAATTTCGGTCTGACCGACCCACGTTCCGCCGTAACGGATGCGGTGCTTACCTTGTCCAGATGCGCCTCGGTCAGCGTTGCTCATTGTGGAAACGTCGCTCCAGTTTCCGCCCTTGCGAATTTTGAACCATCCATTGTGTTTTTGATGGCTTTTGAATGTGCCACTTTTACGCGTCGCCCACGGACGAAATTCAGGCGGTGGAAAATAGGCAATAGCGTCAAACCAAAGCTCTATCTTATTATCACCGCTCGGATCCGCTGCCAAATCGTCGAAACGGAGAAGCTTAATTCCCACGTGTTGCGTATGTTCTTTCGCAAACTCACTTTTTTTAATAGTTAAAATAGGAACAGAACCGAACACCGTCGCACCGCCAAGGCTTTGATTATAACTGTAACCAACGCCCGATTGATAGTGCAAATCTACAAGTGTCGTCCCGTTGGTATTAACGAGCGAGTCATGGACGGGGAAAGGAGTCCCACGGCGTAAGCTTGTAATAGTCAAGCCGTAACCGCTCACACCTTTTACTTTGATACGAATTTCGTCCGTCGTTTCTTCAATGTCATAGTCAAAACTTACTCGCGTGTCAATTGTTTCATTTTCTGGCGAGCCTACGGTATAGGCGTTGTACATGTGGAAAATGGACGTGTTGCCTTCGTAACTCACACCTTTATACGTTCCCCCTTGAATCACGACAGGCTTTAACTGAAAGTCTACGCGACCGCCGTTCTTAAGTTGTGCCATACTTAAACACCTCCAGCCAAGTCGTCCTCAGTTTGTCCGTTATTCGTGCGAATAAAGTGCGCGCCGTCAGTCGCTCCACCGAATACGTTAATATTACCAGTCGCAATGTTGCGGTCAGGTTTAAGGTTACCATTTTCCCAAGCGCCTGAGCGTTTAAGGTTATCAATAATTTTATTGAGATTATTTTCAATCTCAGTAATACCGAGCTTGTCTTTCAAGTCTTTCAAAAATTGAGGGTCATTTAACAACTCTTTAAGGTAATCCTTAAACCATTTTTGCATTTCAGGATCATGCATAATCTCTTTGAGATAATCCTTGAAAAATTCGCGCATGTCAGGATCTCGTAAAATATCTTTAAGATAATTTTTAAACCATTGTTTCAAATCGCTGTTAAGAACATCTTTGAGCAAGTCTGAGAAAATTTTACGGAACTCGGTTGAATGTGCAAAGCGTCGAATAAGCTCTGGAATTAAGTATTCAAGCAAGTCAATCAACGCATTTTTAAAATCTTCAAATTCGTTTTCTAGCGCTGTAAAGTCGTCTAAGAGTTGCTTAAATGCTCGTTGTAGCCAAGCGATAAGCTCGTAAATACTATTCGCGTTATCAAAACTTGTCGGAAGTTCTGGAATTAGTCCGAAGCGTTCAATCCAGTACTGAGAGTAGCGACCGCGGTAATTTTTGAAAAAGTCTTCATTTTCGTTAAACATAAGTCTTCACGCTCCTTTTAGTAGACTGTTTTAAGAATAGGTGGTACTTTTGTGCCAGGTTCAAGCAATGTCTTAGCGTTGATGTGGTTGACACGTGCGGTGTCCAAATCGTAGGTATAAATCGTAAAGTCGAGCAATTCTTGAGCCGTTGGCTTGTCCCCTCTGAAAGCCATTTCAACATTTCCAACTGGTAGCCAGTATTTACCCATATCAACCATCAAACCTTCCGAAACGACGATACCTTGATCGAGGTGTTCCTGCGTAAAGTTTGTACGTCCGCCAGCCTGTGACAAATCGAGAAGCGCTTTTTCTGCTTTCGTAGGTACAAAGTTCAACCAGTCGCGCACACCTAGAAGACGTTTCTCAATGTCGCGGTGTCCTGTATCGAGTTTGATGCTTGTGACTTCGTGCGTATCGCCTTTGAGTCCGATAATCAATTGTTCTCTAGTTCCGCTGACGTTACTGCGCGGATTTTCGGTAAGGACGCGTCCTTCGATAGCCGTGTTAAAGTTTGCCACTTCAGCCAAATCGCCGACTTCAAATGTTACGTTTTGTCCATTTACGATAAACGTTGCACGCTCGATACCGCTATAACGGCTATCGCCTAAGCTTGCGGCAGCTTTAATAGCGTTATAAGTCGCGTCATCGACTTTGAGAGGTTCTGGCGCTGTTGCCCCTGCGTTTGCTTTATCAATTTTTTGTGCTAGTTCGCTTAAGCGTCCTTGGAGTTTTCCGTTTGCTTGTCCAACCGCAGCGCGTAAACGTTCCACCGCGTCGTTTACATTTTTGATGTCAGCAATTTCTTTGGCTTGTGCAAGTCCGAGATCCGTCGCTGTTTTGTCAGCGGTTGCTTTTGCTTGTTGTGCTAATGCTGTTGCGGTATCAGCGCTCTCTTTTGCGGTGTTAGCGGTTGTAGTAGTTGTTTCTAGTTTTGCTGTTAAGCTGTTTAATTTTGCTTCGTCCATAGCGTGATCTTGTAAATCTCTGCTCACGTTGTTAAATGATGTTTCCAAACTATCCGCTTTTGCGTTTGCTTGTTCAGCTTTTGCTTTTGCGTCGTCCGCTTTTGTTTGTGCGTCTTCAGCTTTTGTGTTTGCCATTTGCGCTCTTGCTTGTGCGTCCTCAACGTTTACTGCAAGTGTTTCCCAGTCAGGTTGCTCAGGCTGAGTAACTTCGAGACGGATTTCCGACACTTCTCGCGTAAACGTTGTACCGCTCGTGTTTTCAGTGTCTGGTTTTAATGTAACGCTGATGGTTACATTTTCTGACATGCTGATGGCTGTAGCGTCCGTGCTGTCAAGTGCTGTATAAAAGTCTACGTGCGTTAAGCCTTCAAGACGTCCCCCGTTCGCGCGTTCTTTGTCAGCTTCACTGACGTAAAGCTTGGCGTCTTCTGGAAGTGTTTTTAGTTTTGCTTTAAGTTTGCCGATCTCATTCCATAATTTTGCATCCTCTGTTGTACTTGCTTTTGACAATTTTGAGAGAGCGTCTTTAACGTCCGCAATTTGCGTAATAGCAGTCGTCGCTTTCTGGTCTGCAAGTCCTGCTTTTTCTGCTGCTTTGTCAGCTTTATCTTTCGCTTCTTTTGCGTCATTCAAAGCTTTTGTCAAGTCCGCTTCAATTAATGTACCGTCAATTACCGCTTTTTCTTGCGTTTTGTCAATACTCAAGTATTTGCCCGCGGTCTCAAGAGCTAGCCCGCGATAGTCGTGTCCGAGTGCGACAGATTTCTTCGGATCATCCGTGCCTTCGTCCGCTGTTGTAACAGTCGTAGTGACAAAAGGTGTCCCTGAGACTTCGTTCACTTTGTCTGGATCAGCTTTTACTTTAAGCTTAAAGTCTCCGTCGCGCTCTGAAAAGTCTACGCTTGTGAGCGCATCTTTACCGCTGACAGAAATGTCTTTAATCTTTTGATGTTGTTGAAATTGAATAGTCTTAGAAACTGGTAAAGGTCGTTTTGTTGATTTAGTCATGGTTTATTCCTCGTTTTCTTTAAATGTAAATGACATGGTTTTTGGATGCAATTCCGCGAGCTGTTTTAAATATAAGACAGCTTGCAAAAGCATTTTTTTGGTTTGCTTGCTGTACGCTATTTCTGCGTAGCTGTATCCGTCCGCTGTTTTTTTGTCAATAATCTTATGTGTGAAGGTATACGTTATAGCCTGAAAAGCAGTTGTCGCACGGGCACAATCTTCACGCCCAGTGGCGCTGTGTCCTTTTACTGTTAGGCGGAGGCTTGTTGCGGTCATTTCCGCATTTATTGTAATCATAGTTTTTCGTGCCCCTCTCCTCCGACAAGCGAAATACGCTTTTCTCCGTCGCGATTATTTGTCGCGGTGAGTTGGAACTTATCCCAATCTTTCAGGTAGTGCACCCATCCAGGCTTTTTGAGTCCTCGGTTGTTGTTGTCATACCATACAATACCGATTTCTTCCCAGCTTTCCGCATCGTCCCACGGTTTCTCATAATCCGTTTTAAATTTAAAATTGTTAGACGTGAGAACGCCGTTATCCCAGTGCGTGAGCTCATTAATTATCGGAATCCGACTAAAGTATTCGTTATCGTCAATTACCCGCCCAAAGCCTTTGAGTTTTGATTTAGACAAAAGCTTATCTTTACTATAATAAACGCCTAAAACTTTAAAACGGATGAAACACAAGCAATTAAGCTCGTCGCCTGACGTCGTCACCGATGTAATTGGTTTGTTTACAACTTTCGAGCGTGTGGATTCAATGCCCCAACGCTCAGCCGTCGATTTGTCAGCGTAGTAGTAGAGCACAGCGCGAGCTTTAATGTACAGATTTTTCAAACGTTTGCCATAGCGTGCGTTAGTTACTTTAAAATAGTACAGCTCGTCGCTCTCTGGTTGAAAGTCTTGCGGTACTTTAATAAGTAGCTGAGCTAAATATTTATCATAGCTTACTAAATTGTCATTAGCAATTGTTAATTCTCGCATAAGTTTTTCCTTTCTATAGAGCTACCAGACCTGAAGAAACAGTGGCTCTAAAATGTTGAAGATTTCAAACGTCAGGTCTTCCATCTGTGCTAGTTGGTTATAACGCTGAGCGAGTTGACCGCCTGCCCATCCGTGCGTGTAAGAATGGTGGTCTTCCCTGCCTTTAGCGTTTCCTTCGCCAAGCGCATTCGCATAATCAATCGCGCCGTATTTTTGGTCGTGGTCGTTGTCATAAGTGATGCTCAGATGTTCCTGTGGCGTAGTGTTAGAAATTGAGAGCGTGTGACTGTCATTTTTTGAGCTTCCATCATTGTACATGTTCGTGTCTTGATTCATCTGGTCGAGTGACATGTTTTTAAGAGTGTCACGGACTTTAAACAGATTCAAACAGTCGGTGTTAAGCTCTTGCTCTAAAAATACCTGGAAGCGTGCGAACGTTTCAAAGCCAATCTCGCGATTATAGAAACGCTGACAAAAGAGCTTTTTAAAATCGTCGTCTACGTACTTATTAAGGTGCATGTCTTTAAATAGCTCGTTAAACGTCTGATCAATAATCACGTTATAGTGGAGAAAATCACCGTTTTCATCAACTGCCAAGCCGTCGAGCTGTCCCGTAATCGGATTACGATACCGAGATTTTAAAAATTGTTCTATCGTTGCCGTGGTGTTATTTTGCGTCATGGTTGTAGCCCTCCATCTGCGTTATCGTCAAGATTCTCAGTGTTGAGGTCTTTTTCAACGTCCGCAAAGTTAAAGCGTTGTACCCACTCCGCGGGCTCGACGTCAATGTTTAAACCGTAAGCTTCATTAATGCGTTTTACTGCATTACGACGAGATTTCCAACCAACCTCGATATTTGCGCTGATGATTCCTGCATTAGAAATTGCCTCAGCTGTTACTAAACGCTCAGCTTTGTCCACTGGGTTATTGTTAATACCGATAAATGTAAGAAGCTGATTAATTACTCGGTTTTTTTCGTCGTGCAACTTATCAAGAAGATAAGGAGCGTCGGTGCGAAAGACTTTGATTCTGTCGTCCAACTGTTGGAAGTCCGCGGTTCCTGCTGCATTTTTCTGAGTGTTTGCGTAAACGACAGGTTCAAAGCTTTGGATTTTGTTAAAAATATTTTTTAAACTTAAAACAGACTTTTCGTCAGCTAAGACGAAGAACGGCGTGACCTGGGCGTTTCGGTTGAGTTGGATTGTCATTTCAATATCCGCGAGCTTTTCACAATACAGATGAATATAGTCAAGATACGGCTCAAAGAGGTTATTATTAGGAATGACAATACAAGGCTTATCGGTTCTCGTTTCATCATGCATTTTTTGGAGTAAGTCAAAGTCACGCTTACTGTACGCAATCTGCATTTTTGGAAAGCGCATCTGTTGAGCAGCATTGACTGGAAGATAAGTAGTAGGATAGTCGTAAATGTTTAACTCTTGTCCGCGTGTTCCACCTTGGACAACATAACCGAGCTGTTCGTCTTCGAAAAATGCAACGTGTCCATTTTCTAAGAGCTTACGCTCGATAAATAATTCATCAAGGTCATTCGGAAGATTGTACCAAGAGAAGTAGTTAACCACAATATCATAAAAATAGTTAAAGTAAAAGTTATACCATGCGGTACGGTTGCGGTCTACCGTAGTTTTACTGTGTTCAATACGTCCTAAAGTTTTCGTATATTCTTTGAGACTGTGATAATTTACAGTATTCAAATACTTTTCCTCGCTTTCTGTAATTTTATAAAAGCCCTAAACCCGTGAGGGTAGGGCTAGTAGAGGAATACTATTAGTCTTCCACGTAGAACATGTGGATATTTTCAAAGAGTGAAAGACTTGTCAAATAGTGATGATGGTAGAAGTAGTTATAAGACATCGTTTTCGGATTGCGGATGCTTTCCATGTGTACGAGCTTATCTTTCAAGATAATTGAGTTCTTAGATACCAAGAAAGCGACTGGACGGCGTCCGTTATTTTGTCCAGCTCCTGTAAACTTGTCGAAGAAGTCTACAACAATTTGACGAGCTTGGACAGATGCTTTATCCATGTTAAACGCATTCGCAAGCATCAAATCGATGTCTGTTGAGTACTCAGCATCAATAATGAGATATTGATCTTCGAGAGGTGTTGCGTTTGGCACGCCTACAGGGTTATTAGAATGCGCTTTATCGCGTGAAGGAATCGTAAACTGTTTCGATTTCGCGATAATGTCTTTTACCATCTCTTCAATATAGTTATTGTGGGTGGTGTCGACTTTTGTACCTGCGACCGTGATTTGATGCGCTGTACCTGCGTTATCTGTGTAAGTAACCTCAGCGAGTGAATCGTTAAGCACTTGTTTTACTGCTGCATATTCATCGAGTGTGTCTGAACTAATCAAAGATGTGAACATCTTATCAATAAATTCATCAAACGCCATATCTGATGTAAAGGCTTTTTGAACCCATGCGCGCTCGAATGTACGATCGTAGCGGTATTCGTTGTTAAGCTTGTGATAAAATACTTCAATATCTGTGTCAGCAAAAGCGAACGGATGACCATTGTCCTTAGCGTTAAAGTTATTACGTTCCGCAGGCGCTACGTAAATTTCTTCCAACGTGTCACCAAACTCAAAAATTTCGCTCTTGAAAATTGCGAGTGGGTTTTCGTAAGTCAAAGCTTTCACAACAACTGAACCGATACGGTTAATTAATTGTTCAAAAAATTCATTTTCATGCACTTGAAATTGTTGTACAGGAATATTACTGTGGTTGATAGCGCCTTTAAGTACAGGAATGTCAGCCTGATAAGCGTTTGAAGCTTTTTCACGGATAGCATTCAAAAGATCAATATTGCTCACTGTTTGTCCAGTTTCGTGAGACATAAAGCGTGTAATTTTATTACTCATGATTAGTCTTCTCCTTCTTCTACAGGAATTTTGTTATTTTCGTTTACTTCGGTTGTTTCCAACTCGTCAGCACGCTCAACGCGTTCAGGGTAATTTTGTTCAACGTTTGCTACGCTATCAGCTGGAGTTGTTAGAGGTTGTTCAACGTCGGTAGGTGCGTTAGTTTCTACAGCACGGTCAGCGTAAATAGCTTTAAGCTCGTCGCGTCCGTACCAGTCAATTTTTGGAAGATTCATTTTTTGGTGTCCTTTCTACTTAAAAGAGATCGTTGATTTGTGCAATTTTTGAGACTGCTTCTTTAGCTTCTTCGGCTGCTTCATTTTGTTTGCCGATTTGACGATAAAGCGTGTTGTTTGATGCCATGAGACCTTGGTTTTTCTTGTTAAGGTTTGCGACATCTTCGTTCAACGTTGCCACGATTTCATCGATGGTACTTACAAAATCTTTTAATGTAATAAGATCCGCGAGAATTGATTCGATTTCGTCGTCGTTCCCAACACGTTCAGGGAGAGAGTCGAGAAGCTCAAGAGCGTCTTTAGTTTCAAAAGCTGTATCCATTGTGGAGAAGCCTCCTTTACATTTATTTGTACTATTATAATAACACAAGCCGACAAATATGTCAAGTAGCTTGACACTTTTTAAGAGTTGTGTTAAGATAATAATACAAGAAGCACCGATTGTGATTGACGTATAGCGTCAGGACGATTACGCATTGAGTTGCGCCTGGAGCTTTCGCATCTTAATCACATGCTCTGTCAGTCGCTCTCGATTCGTTTCTTCAGACAGTTTCCTTTGGAAGCTGTTTTTTTTATATATAAAAAATCCCCTAGACATCTCGTCTAGAGGTAGTGGTGGTAGAGCTAAAGTATAGATAAATAAGAAAGAAAGGAGATTTTATGATTTTAATAAGAAAGGTGGTACTTTATATAGTAAGACTCGTGTAATAGCTCGAAGTAGACGCTCTACCTTGCCTACCTCTGTACTATTATAATAACACACTATAACAAATACGTCAAGCGTCAGGATACAAAAAAAGAGCGTTTTTTATAAACGCCCCGACCGTTGCTGAGTAGTGCCTGTAACTCTAACGCATACCGCTAAAAACAGTACAAAAAAAGAGCGTTGCACTACTAACGCCCCAGATTTTAGCGATACTCTGTGAGGCAATACCACTTAACCTCACATCATTATTATAGCAAAACTTTAAAAAATTGTCAATAGTCAAAATCATCAATGGCTTTAATTTCAAAAGTTGTCGTGACAATGGACATACCGCCACGGCGACCAATCATTTTTTTGAGACCGTCGAACTTTTGACCAACTTTGAAATTTTCAAAGGTTACTTGTTTCTTAACTGCGTCCGTCATACCTGCTACCTTTACGTGTAAAGAGCCGTCTTCTTTTTGGATAGCATAGCATTTTTGACGAATATATTTAAAGCGAACGCCTGAAACCTCTAAATCAAAAGCACCGAGTTTTTTTGAGTCCACTTCAAATTTTACATTCTTAGTCGTAAGATGTACCGCGTCGGTGTCGCTGTATACAAAGTTATCACGATGCATGAGAGCCACGCTTACGATATATGTACGAGCGAGAGAAGCAATTGCGGCAGTCATGGGCGCATAAATTGCTTTTACAAAAGTGTCGCGTCCGTTTTTATAAACTACTTTACCTGTACTTTCATCAATTTCTGGATCTTTGATTTTTAAAAGCGTCTTAGCACCAAATTTGCCGTAAAGGCTGACGAGCATAGCCTTAGCGTGTTGACGGCTAAACGGAGTCGATGCTTCTTGTTTTTCTGCATAGTATTTATTTACATAACTATCAAACAAACCGTGAGCGCCTGCAAATGTTACTTGTTTCAAAAAAGCAAATTCGTCCACGTCGTAACTTTTTAAAAAAAGCTGATATTCTGTCCAAGTCATACAAAACTCGGAATATCCTTTTGTTTCGTAAGTTATGTGTCCTTCCTGACACATGCTGTTAACAGTTTTCGCAAACGGGAAAAAACCGTCTTTTAATTCAAATGCACATTCAAAAAAGATAAATGACACTTGAGACTCTAGCGGAGCTTTAGGCCACACCGTATTAATTTCGACGGGCTTACCGTAAGGCAAGACCGCGGATTTTTGGATAAAGGCGTACATACTGTTAATGTCAAAAACATTAATTTCACCTTTGACGTCTTTATTCGCATATTTAGGGACAACGTAATTCCATCCAGCTTTGTCAACTTTACGACAAAGTTCATCGACGCCATCTGCTAATTGCGGAAAGTAGCTGTCAAACGCGTAGCCCTGTTGTTTCATGATTTGCTTAAACTCATACAATGCTTGAGACGCATTAGTAAAACGGACATATTTGCCAGCGACGAAATATTCTTCGACCGCTTTACAAAAGACATCAATATCGCTACCTGAGAGCTTAAATGTTTCACGCATAGCGTTAACATCACCATCAAAAACTTTTTTAAAGTCTTTGATTTCGAAGCGATAATCGTTCACATAAAAACGCAACTCATAAAACTCTACGCCGATTTGACTATCGTATTTTATACCGTTTTCAATAAAGTAAGCGACAAACGTGTCACATACTTCGATTAGACTCGGAACAAAGAGCGTATGTACTGTGTTTGTATCATTAAGCCCTTGACCTACCCAAGATTTTAAAAATGAGCCAATGTTTTCAAACGTTGTAGCAGTAGTAGTTAAACAACGTTTGAAAGTTACGCTGTTGAGTGTGACGCTTTGAGCGTCTTCAGTAATCATGTCCGCCACTGCTGCATAAAAAGTGCGGTCAGCGCGGTTCTTTTGTTTCGTGGTATTCATAATAAAGTATCGCTTTCATTTGTTTATTTTTTGTGTTTCGCTGAGCGACGGTAGGCGATTTTAGATGCTCTTTGCACGTCGTCAAAAGATCCATCTATTTCGCTTACTTTAGTGCTGTCACTCATTTCAATTTTTTTACCGTCGGAGTCGTAAAACCAGTCACGCAAATTTTTAATGTTCCATTGCATACGAGTCGAAGGATCTTTCAAACTGTCGACAAACTTTGTCGGACTCAAGAGCTTCACGCTACGGATTGCCGCCCTGGCGTTTTTTAATTGTGCATCTGTTGCACCTGACTTTTTCATCACTTTGTAACGTGATTCAAGAGCGCTGATATATTGGTTCTTTTTGTCTTTCGCATAAGACGTTTTCATCTTGCGGACTTGCGTTTCGTTCATTCTGCTAAACCTGTTACGCTGTTCGCTTGCCCAGTTTTTACTCATTACTACGCCGTCTACTCGCCCACCACCTTCGATGGTTGTTTCCATACGTCTAAACAGTTGGTGTTTTTTTACTGTCGATTCACGATAAATACCGCCCGTGTGTGGGTTAACGGCGAGATCCTTGGATGAGTAAGCTTTAGTTTTTAGTTTCTTTGCAACCTTGCGGACTGTCTTCGAATCCATCTCTTTACTAGAGAGAGTATTAGTACCAAGGACAGCCTTGATCTCTTCGTCTTTTGCGCCCATGTTTGAGAGCTGATTGACGCGGCGTGTAATATACCCGCGATCACTGCTGAGGCTTGTTTTTTTCTTAGCTGTCATAATCTAGTCCTTTCATAAATACCGTGAGAGGAATATTCGACGTTAGTTTCTTATATTCCACACTCACAACCTTAAACCCAGCATATCCGTTTTCTTCAC